TCACATAATATATCCATAGCCCAACTTTCTATCTTTGATTTCTTCTTAGACTTTGTATATCTGAGAAATGTTCTGCTTTTGGGAATTACATCGGTGTAGAATTGATAAATTGTCTTTGGTTTTAATTCCCAATATTGTTGTATTTCATTTACAACTTCTATCCACTCGGATTTCATTGATAGAAATCTATGCACCATATAATTTGACCAAGTCTTTTTATCGGCATCAGACATATCCTCCCAATAATTTGGGTTCTGTGAATTCGTAATTTCTTTTATGTGGTCAAATAGTGTTTTTGTTTTCATAGTGAATAACCTTTTAGATATAAATAAATAGTTAGTATGAACCTGAAAATGTATTTTTTTTAATACTGATTTGTTAATGGGACTCTTGGAATATTAATCTTGTGCTTATTATAATCTATGCCATCTAAATAGAGTTCATTAACTTCCTCAGAGAATTTATATTTCTTTACATTATCTTTAATATGAACTTCGTTTCTTGCTGAAAAATCAATGTTATCGGTTTCGTCAAATAATTGCTTATTATCTTTTGCTATTTTAAAATCAAAGTCAAAGTCGAGTTCAAAGTCATCACCATTGGATTTAAGTGAAAAGTTTAAGTCAAAGTATGATTCTCTGGCATTATAACCTTTAAAGTCATCTCTAACTCTAAAGTCAATATTACATTTATTTGATATATTTACCATTACCCAAGCAAATCCTTTGATTGTTTTAATAATTTCACTTTCAATTACACCAACAACATTATTTTTGTAAGTATCTAATGGTGTGTGATTCTCTTCAGAGAATAAAAAGTCTTTACTGAATATACTATTATCTATCTCTGCTTTTAACTCCGCTTCAGTATTGACAAATTCTAAATCTTTCTTTCTCATTCTTGCTCTATAATATGGTGGATTACCCCCATTTTCTTTTGTTGTAACTGCTGACCAATCATCACCTGGTGTATCTTCACCCTCTTTTGTAAATTTAAATGACTTTAGCATTACCTCTGTTAGAAATGACCTTAAATGTCTAACCATTAACATATTTTTATAGTCTTTTGAAACCCAACCATTCAACATAGTTTTCTTTGTTGAAACATCAAAATCATCTCTATAAACATCTAATGGTGTATGATTCAATATGTCTGTTGATTGCATTAAGTTTAACAATCCGTTGTTTCCGAAGTATGTATGATTTTCATATAAAAATTTCAATTGTAATAAGAAGTCCATATAGTTTTCTTTTGGAAATCCTGGTATCCAACCACCTACAAAGAATACTTTACTTTCATAAGCTGACTTTAAGAAGAAACTAACATCATCAGAAGTTTGTCCCTTTTCCATTAGTGCTAAGATTTTATCAGAACCATTTTCTATACCGACATTCATATAATTTAGTCCAACACCAACTGCTCGTGTTAATAGTTCTCCATCAAGTTTCTTGTGTGTTCTGAAATGTCCACCCCAATACATTTTAGGTATGTTTCCATTTTCTACTTCGGTTTCCATTCTACCAACTAACTTCTTAAACAATGGCATTGACCCGTTGATTAGTGAATCAGTAAACCAAAAGTTATTAATGCCAGTTTCGTCTACCATTTTTTTCATATCAGCAACTATCTTTTTATTGTTTTTATATCTGTATAGTCGTGTTTCACTACAAAATGTGCATTTAAAAGTGCAACCCCTTGAAGCTTGCATTGGTAATTGTAAACCCATACCATAGGCCTTTATCATTTCTGTATAGTCATCAATGATATTAGGACTCCAACTTGGTGTTTCTAATTCATCTAAATTTTGTGGGATTGGTGTTCCGTTATATACTGGTGTTCTACCACTACGACCCCTTTTCAATACCGTAGGAAAACTTGGTGTCATTTTATCCCAACGATAAATACCTTTAACATTTTCATAGTGTCCGTCTTCTAAATAACGATTTACTAAATCGGCAATAATCATTTCACCATCAGTTGAACCACATGCTACATCAACAAATTCTCTATAATTATCTTTCTCTACTAATCCAGCTGCGTCTGCGAACCAAGAGTATGGACCACCATACCAAATTTGAATTTTTGGGTTCTTTTGTTTTAAGTATCTGGCAATATAGTCTGTTGTTAGTATGTTTGAAATGTAGGTAGTGAACGCCACGACATCATACTCTGCTAATTTATCTATATGCTCGTGCCATAAATCTTTGAAATGTGGTAGAATTGAACCTTTGAAGTTTGATTCTGAATTCCAAGGTGTATCATTACCCCAATCTAAAAATTCTTTTATATCATTTTGTTTTGTGTGTAATGAAGATAAGATATTTAAGTCAACTTGCTCAACTTCAACATCTTTATGTTTAATGTGTGATTTTAAGCTTCCAATTGCAAATGAAGGTGTTTCAACTGACCATTGTGGACATATTACAAGAGCTAATTTCGTTTTCATACAAAGGAATCCCCCAACATCCAAGTTATTAATGAATATCGTCTACCTTTTGTGACTGGTGTAACTCTATGTGATAAAAACGCAGGAAAGATAGTGATACTGCCTCGTGTTCTTGGTGCAGTGTAATTATTTTTACCCGTTTCATCTGTGATTCCAAATTCTAAATTTCCACCCTCATACATTGTTTCATCTGATAGTTGAACCACGGCAGTTAGTTTTCTTGTGGAAGTTTCTTTTGCTCCACAATCAGTATGCCATTTATATTTACCACCATTTTCATATCTGAGTATTTTGACCTTTTCCATTTCTTGTATATTGTATTTCCAAATAGATAGATTAGATAATTCAAATACCATTTTTAGTTTGTTTTTTAGTTTTTCGTTATTAATAATAACTTCTTTGTTGTCACGAACTTCTTTGTTTAATATATTTTTATCATAATTACCAGCGAGTTCAGATTCAGTTGGTTGTCCTGTTTCCAAGTATCTCATTAGTTTCTGGCATTGACTCAATGATAGAAAGTTCTCTCTGTGAACTACAAATTTGAAATTGTCGTTTTGTATCATACGAAAGTATCTCCTACTCCCCAACACACACAAGAATATCTATTACCTTTTGTTATTGGTGATACGCCGTGTCCTGCAAATGATGGATGTATTATTAACTTTCCTACTTCTGGTTCAACTACTGTACCATCAAATATTGAAAACTCTCCACCCTCATAGTCTGTATTTAAAAATACAATACAAGTTAATTTAACTGAACTAAATTTCTGTACTCCGTGAAAATCAGAATGTTGGTTGTACCAATCTCCTATATCATATCTGTGTGCTTGTAGTCTATTTTTATAAATACCCTTGATTTTATATTTCCAAATTGATTGGTCTGCGATTTGAATTGCCATCCAAAACTTATCAAGATATTTTTGATTGTGGGCTTCACTAATGTTTAACATACAAACACTTTCATCCATAGAATCTGCTTCTCCACCCGTATAATGTCCTTTTTTTCGTGTTGACTCGTTATTGATATAGTCTATCATATAATCGCAATCATCTTGAGAGAAAAAGTTTTTCTTTTCTACTACCCATTTGAAGTTTTGATTTAACTTCAAGCTGTCCATATCTATTGGTTTATACATATTTATCCTATCTGAAATGGTCTCCGACAAATAATTCTTGAATTACATATCGTTTACCTTTTGTTACTGGCGTTACATTATGACATAGAAATGCCGGAAATAATGTTAATGAACCTTTTAGTTTGTTCATTGTATACCACTCTTTTGTATCTTTATCTTGGATACCGAATTGAACATCTCCACCCTCATATTCACTCGGGTCTGTAAGTTGAACAATTCCTACAATCTTTCTATTGGAACAACTACCTGCGTTAAAGTCTGTGTGCCAACCATAAAAACCACCCTTTGTGTATTCTATTAATTTTAACTCATCATCACACCCGTCAACATCAAAGTGAAAAACACTATCATTGACAATGTTTACCATTTGAAACATTTTGTCTTGCAACCATTTCCAATCTTTATTGGTTTTGTCTGGTCTAAATTCGTTGTGTGGTTGGTTAAATAAATACCACTCATTAGTTTTTCTAATTTCTGGCAATATCGCTGTTCCGTTTTCATCTCCAACACAACCAATCACATCTTGTTCTGATTCTATTATGTCTTTTAATAACTCATCACACTTTTCTGGTGAAAAGAAATTAGGTATTTGAATTGAAAATTTAAAATTGTCGTTATATGTCTGACTCATCTGATACTAAAACCTTATTCGCAAAGTAATTCTTGCTGTTATTTGTGTTGTCTATATTATATGTGATTTCGTGTAGGTCAAGTTTTTCAACATTAACCACATTTATTTTGTTTAATTCATCATTTAAAACTTCATCACCCACTTCTAATGGTCTGTAATCTGAATCTGTATATGAATCACTCGCAATGTAAAATGGGTGGTCATCTGTTGCTTTGATTTCTGTATTATCACTAAATTTATATTTAACTAAATTGTCGTGTCTAATTTTTGTAATCTCTCCCACGACTGAATTTTGTAATTTACCAGTTTCCACATCATAAGTTTTGATTTCCATTCCTGGTTTAATCTTTTGTATGTTTTCATAAGTTCCGTCTGCTAATGTAATCATTGTATCGCCTGTGAAACATTTTCTTGGTGGAATATTATGAACTAAAATTTCTGATGTGAAGTATGTATCAATATCCTCTACATCTAATGAATAATATGGATTATCCTCTCCGACTTCTGAAACTGATGTGACTTCAACTTCATTTCCGTCTTTGTCAAATAAGTAATCTCCTACTGATATTTCATTTGGTTTTGCAAATGTCCAAGTGTCTCCTTGTTTCAAAAAGTATCTGGCACCTTTCATCATTGATTGGTTCATAACTGGTATTTTTATCGAACCATTGACCAAATAGTGTCCATAGTGATTATGTTCAAAAGTTCTAACCACCACCGAACCTGATGCTACTGAACCACTTAAATCATCAGTAGAGTATGATAACCAATCTTGGTAAAAGAATTCATCTGGCAATCCAACTGGCTTGTATGATTTAACCACATCTCCTACTTGGACATCTTGAACTTGTTTCGTAGAGCCGTCAAACATTTGTATTTCACTACCACTTACACTTGAATATAACAAAGCATTACTTAAATGATACCTATCACCTGTTAATGAAAACTTTGGTGCTTCAGATAATGGTAATTCATCTTTATCTTCAAGTAATACTTGTTTAGTAGGTGTCATCAAATAGTTTATTTTTCTTGTGCTTAAATATCCTGTATTACTTAATGTGCTACCACTTGGAACTATATAAGTTTCTATCAATGAACCACTATTAACCGCATTTTGATAAGTTGGATTTGATGAATTATATTTGTAAAATTCTAAACCTGTTGATTGGTGTGCGGTTCCGTCTTTACTCGCATCTTTCACCACAAAATCTGGATGATATGGATTAGATGTTGTAAATGAACCTGTATTGAATAAAGGTGTTAAAGAAGAACTGACTGGTGAACTTGATAAAATTGTTCTAAATGAGTTTTTATTAAATGAACCACTAACAATCTCTAACAAGTTATCATCACTAAACCAAGGTGTTTGCATAAATAAATGAAACTTATCCGTGTGGTCTGAACTTCCTCTTTGAGAAAAATAAGTTATTGAAGTGTTATCATTATACTCAAAATTAACTGAAATGTTGTGTCTGGCAAAACTTGAACTAATTAATGGTTCTTGTATTGATGATGGATTTCTTTTTACCGAGTCATTTTGTCCATAAACATATGCGGTTGTGCAACCTTGCTCATTTGCATAGTCAGACATTTTATTAAACATTGACATTTGTGTTGAGTATGAACCATAAATACCACAAGCGGTATTCATTTCGTGAAAGTATACATTATCTGAACCACTCTCAATGATATAATCTACTCCACCCACTATACCAATATTGGTATTACTTGGCCAACCTCCACCACTTCCTGTGATATAATTTAAATAATTTTCTATTTTTGTTTGTACTGACATAATTTTTTCCTATATATAAATATCAAATATCTGTTAATTCCGTAAAAATATCTTCTTTCATAACTGATAGAGCTGGTTTATTCCAATCTTCTAATTTAATTGATGCGTAATTATATCCTTGTTGTTTGATTTCATTACACCTTAACCACACTAAATCACTTCCTAATCCTTTATTTCTATACTCTGGGATTATATAACGATTACATAAATAAGGATGCTTTCTATTCCAATCTATAAATGCCCAACCACACTCCGTTAAATAAAATGTCCAATTATCTTTTAATCTACTTCGTAGGTCTTTTAAATTCCACTCTTGCCAATCTTTTCCAAATGAATCTTTAAAGTTATCCAACTCTTCTGATACTACTTCAATCTGTTCTGAATGAATATCATTATAGTTTGTAAACTCTTGATACGCTGGAACTTCTCGTGGTTTGTAATTACTTAAATCTATCTTGTAATACATTTTCTATACTTCTGCTCGGTGTCATCTTCTGTAATTATCCACTCTGGTAAATAATAAGTATCGTGCTCATCAACATAACCATTTTGCTTATCATTTGGAACTTTACCATCTATCTCATAAAACTTGATTTGGTCTTTGTCAAAAAATTGTGGTGTCCAACCAGTAGTCTTCTTCCACAAATGATTAAAGAAAGTAAGTATAGTTCCCACTCTACAATATCTTAAAATATGTATCGGGAATAATGCTATTAGTGGTTCTTGAACGTGAGCATCAAAGAATATAGCGTCAAACTTTTTATCAAGTTCTACCGATTTCCAATCACCAGAAACTATCTCTGTATTTGGTTTATCTTTTGCCCACTCAACTGCCTTTTCATATATCTCATCATTCAATTCGATAATTGTATGTGATTTTATATCTTGTTCTTGAATATAATCTGCACTAATACCCATACCGAATCCAACCTCTAAGATATCACCACCATTACGACAAGTTATTTCTGCGTGGGCTTTCATAATTGGGTCTTCCCAATCTCCCATAACATAAAAGTCATCATTATTATCAAATAATATTCTATTATCATAATGATTGAGTTTTTTTTCTTTCCATTTTTTATCGTGTGGATTCATATTTTTCTTTTATTATTTTCTTTAATCTTTCTGCATATTGTTTATGTGCTTTTGGACCTGGATGAAGTCCGTCCTCAGTTGTATCCACCAAGTCAAAATTAACATCAAAATATTCTGCTGGTAAATCTCCGTCCCAAGTTCCCCAAATTATTTTATCACGACCTACAAAAGTATTCAATATATTATAGTGATGTAAAAAATTAAAATATTGGTTGTATTCATTGATATTAGTTTTTTCTTTTACCTGCCAAGGTCTCATAACCACTCCGTCATCATCAAACCAAGTTCTTCTGAAAAAATGTGGAACCGTAATGATAAATATTTGTCGTCTTGATTCTGGTATGTAAACTTCTGATAAAGTTTTTACTGCGAAATCTAAACCTGTCCCACCTGCTCCGTAATTGTGAACCGCGGTGTTTTCATCTCCGAGTAAATGAGTAAAGGTTTGAGTCTGTTCTAAATCCCAACCATATGTCCAACTATCCCCAAATGTGTAGATTTGTTTTCTGGCATTTTCGTCATTATGGATTGGGTCGTGTTGTCTTCCACCCTCTAATCTACCCATATTGTTTTGATAAATATTGAGAGCTTCTAAATGAGATGAAACATACTCACCTTTATCATTAGAGTAAACGACATTACCTTTATCGTCTTTGTGTTGATAAAGTTTTAATCCGTGTTCTCCCTTTGGAAAACCCTCGTCTGTATTTTCTATTGTGGTTACTCTATGATTATCAAAGTAGAATTTATCTACATTGTATTTAACTTTCTTGTCCATACCAACCACTTTTTCTCATTATATCTTTGATTTTTTCTGCGTATGCTTTGTGGGATTCCACACCTGGATGTCTACCGGCTAAATCATATAAATCAAAAAATATATCAATCATATGTTTTGGAATCTCGTCGTCCCAAGTTCCCCAAATGATTTTATCTCTACCGACTAAACGATTTAAAATTTCATAATGGTGGTAGAAATATAAGAAATGATTGTATTCATTTTGCTCTGCCGCAGTTGGTTTATCCCAACATCTACGAGCTACTCCGTTGTCCTCAAAGTGCATTCTTCTGAAACTATGTGGAATCGTAACAACGTATACAAAATTTTGATTTTCTTTGTGGTTAAAATCTCTATAAACTTCTGTTATTTTTTTCACACAATAATCTAAACCTGTTTTTCCTGCTCCGTAATTCCATACCGAAGTATTTTTATCACCCAACAAGTGAACGAAAGTTTCCTCTTGTTCAACATCCCAACCATAAGTCCAACTATCTCCGAAACAATGTATTTGTAATGGAACGTTTTTGTCGTTATACTTTGGGTCCTCAATTCTACTTCCGTCTAAATAGTAGGCAGGATTTAAATCAACTCTTATTGGCGAAGTGTTTTTGCCAGGTCGATTGTATCGTAAATCAATATCAGGTATTGTTCCGTCTGGATTACCATTTATAACTCTTTGGTTATCATTGTAATACATTTCAACATAACCAATAGTTTCATCAGAGTATAATTTATCTGCGTCTGTAATTCCACTTTGTTTACTTGAAGGTGGTTTCCAATCTATTACTTTTTTTACTTTGTCAATTATTCCCACAATTACCCCGTTTCTATCATATTCTTTGGAATTGCTCCACAATTTCCACAACTGAAAACTTGCATTGGAACAATGGCTTCTTTACCTGTTGGTGACATCAGTGCTGATATTTTCTTTAAGAAAAATGCCTGTATAAAAGATGCGTTTCCACACTCCTCACAAACAATAGTATCTGCTTTTGATATATCTAATTGTTGCTGTCCTTGTGGCATTCCGCCATCTGGATGACTCATTTAATACTCCCTATTAATTCAACAAACATAGCCATAACGTTGATTTCTTTATCAACCACTACTGCGTCTGATTGTTGGTATTTACTTAAAATCAATATACACTCAGCGATATGTCCTTGACCCCAATCATCTACGGTATCAAACATCAATCTGAATAAATCAGAGAAGTCCGTTACTTTTGAA